ATCATCAATGCGCCGGAATGCTCGCGCGGCCTGCGGGTTGCCTTCGAACTGCGGCTGCCGTGGTTCACCATCAAGCGCATCGGCAAGGTCTCCGACGATCACGACGCCTCGTCTGTCGGCTGGTATCTGCGCCGCCAGATGTGCAGTGGGGTCAACATCTAACCGCCGCCTACCGGTGGTGGGGCTGAACTGCTTCAGGAGAGATCGAATGCGCTTAAGAGATGAGTTCTGCCGCGTAATCTCTTCAACCCTGCTGGTGTGGGCTGTTAAGGTAACGCCGGCCGAAGATGTCCATACTCTCATCGCCTTCCATCAAGCGGCCAAGGCTATGATTGCAGACGATCGGCGTCGTGGCGTGAAGCTTCGTGAAGCCCAGCAGACCTAAACTAGCCGAGGCGGAACGTCACTGACCATGGGTGAACGCTTGCAAGATGACGCTAACACCGGTGATGATCACCGTCGCGGCTACGGCTATTCCTGACACCTTCGTCCAATAGGCTGTTTCAATGGTGGCGCCAGCGGCTTTAACCTGCATCTCTGATGCTTCGATCGATGCGGCTGCAACTTGCTTCTCCAGCAAGAACCGTCGCCGGCTCATCTCTACATCTCGCCAGTAGGCTGCCTGAGAGCCAGGTTGCTCACCCACAGTGGTGAAGACCTCCTCATCGGTCTTCTTCGTCCAGTCTTCCATATGGTTCTCCTTGATGGTTGTAAGGCCAAGGGAGCACACGCCGACGAGAGTCGGCTAGAGCTGCGGGGACGGAAACGTGTTTCCCACAACTATCCACAGGAGCGGGGCAGCATCGGGCCGAAGTAGCTCAATGATCAGGTGGAAGTGCTTGACGCTTATCCTGCAGGGCGAAATCGTCCGCCACCCTTTGAAATTAATCAAACCGGAAATCAAACATGCGCGGTGGGCCACGTAAGGGTGCAGGACGCCCCAGAGGAGCCGCTACAAAGCGAACGCGCAAGATCGCGGATAGAGAGAGCCAGAACGGCTTGACGCCTCTGGAGGTCATGCTGAAGGCAATGCGGGCACATGCCGAGAAAGACGATTGGGACGCTGCAGCCTCGATCGCGAAGGATGCCGCTCCTTACATGCATGCGAAGCTCGCGAGCGTACAACATGGGGGGAAGGTGACAACGCAGGGCATCTCCATCGACGCGGACAAGCTCAAGGATATGTCGGACGATGAACTTGCAGCTCTCGAAAGCGCAATCGGAAAACTTCAGTCAGGCTATGGCTCTGGTGAAGGCGGAGAGGACGAGGCGTGACGCTGCAAGGCAGGCTGGTGGCTGGCGCGCGGAGAAGGAACGCTGCGCAGCCGACATCCTTCACTGGTTCGATAAGTGGGTTTGGACATACGACCCCCGATTGGTAGGCAAGCCCGGCGGCGCCTATGTGCAATTCAAGCTCTGGCCAAAGCAGCGCGAGGCTGTCTTGTGGCTGCTCGAAAGGATACGGGCCGAAGAGGAAGGCCTGATCGAAAAGAGCCGTGACACCGGCGCGACCTACATTACGGCAGGGGTGGCTCTGCATCAGTGGCTGTTCAATCCCGGCTTCAAGGCCACGTTCGGCTCCCGCAAGGTCGATTACGTCGACAAGAAGGATAACCCGGACAGCATCTTCGCCAAGATCCGCATCATGGGCCGGCGCCTGCCGCCTGAGATGCTGCCGGAAGGGTTCCAGTGGACCCAGCACGACAATTACATGCGCCTGGCGAACCCGGAGACCGGCGCGGTGATATCGGGCGAGGGCGGCGAGGACATGGGCCGTGGCGGCCGATCCTCGATGTACGTGGTCGACGAGGCGGCATTCGTCCCGAACGCTGAGGTGGTCGAGAAGGCGCTATCTGGTAACACCGACTGCGTGATCTGGGTCTCGTCCGTCAACGGCATGGGGAACCTGTTCGCCCGGAAGCGTCATTCGATCCTGAAGCCTCGGCAGATCATGCGGGTGCATTGGAGAGATGACCCACGCAAGACGGAGGAGTGGGCGGCCAACAAGCAAGCCAGTTTTTCAGACCCAACCACCTGGGCCAGCGAATACGATATCGACTACAGCGCCTCTGTGGAGGGTATCTGCATTCCTGCCCTATGGGTTGAGAGCGCCAAACGCCTGATGAAGGTCGAGCCGCGCATGCGGCCCAGCAATGACGGGCGACTCGGGGTGGACGTTGGTGCCGGGAAAGCAAAGTCTGTCGCAGTGCCAAGGCGCGGATCAATCGTTCTTCCGCCTATGTCTCGGGGCAATCCTGACACGACCGAGACCGCATGGTGGGCGCTGGAAGCCGCTATCGAGAATGATTGCGAGGAGTTGAACTTCGACGCCCCAGGTGTTGGCGCTGGTGTCTCCTCGACCATGATGCACCGCAGCGACGACGCAGAGAAGGCAAAGCGCTACCAGCATCTAAGCGTGACCCCGATCAACACCGGCTTGCCGCCATCGGAGCGTGAATGGCCAGACGGGCGGGCGTCGAGCGAGATGTTCGGCAATCTCAAGGCCGAAATCTGGTGGCTTGCCCGTACGTCCCTGCAGCGCACCCATGAGCATGTGCTGTGGGTCGAGGGTAAGGGCGGCAAGGAGCACGACCTGACTGAACTGCTGGCACTGCCCAGCGGGGACAAGGAAAGCGACGAGCTTTGCCTGCAGCTGTCCCTAGGCTAAGCGCGGGATTGCATCTCCCGACTACGCTGACGGTCTGATGCTGACATTTGTGGATCCGCCGGAAGCCCCGACGGTCGCGATGTTCCTGACAAGGAAGCACCGATGAACCAGGTCGTAAGGCTGGCCAACTACGCCCAGCGCCGGATCGGCAGTATGTTCCCCGCCTTCTTCCCAGGCGCGAACGTCAAGCATGATCACTACAAGGACTTTGGCTACCCAGATCGCTTGTCCTTCCAGGACCTATACAAGATGTACCTCCGTAATGGAGTTGCAGCCGCCGGCGTGGACAAGACGGCGCTTAAGACTTGGCAGGATCATCCATTCCTTCTGGAGAAGGAGCGCGACGGCTCGGAGAAGGGCACGATCAAGGAAACGCCACTTGAGCGAGACATCCGCAAGGCATTCGCGTCTCTTCGGCTATGGGCCAAGCTCGCCGCTGCTGACCGCATGTCGATGGTTGGAGGCTATGCCGGGGTGATCCTCCGCGTCCGGGATGGCAAGCAGTTCGATCAACCTGTGGATGGCGTATCGGGTGGGCTCGACGCGCTCTATGCGGTCGATCCGGTTTGGGCTGCCCAGCTTACTGTCGCCGAATACGACACGGTTCCTACGTCAGAAACCTACGGCGAGCCGGTCATGTACCAGTTCAACGAGTCCGCAATCGACGGCGATGCCAACAAGAGCCGACAGCTGCGAATTCACCCGGATCGGGTCATCATCTGGTCCGAAGATGGCACGATCAACGGCAAGTCGCTTCTGGAGCCCGGCTACAACGACCTGATCGACATGGAGAAGGTCAAGGGCGCAGGAGGCGAAGGCTTCTGGAAGAACGCCAAATCGGCTCCCGTCCTGCAAATCGACAAGGATGCCAAGATAGATCTCATGGCAAAGGCCATGGGTGTCTCGACCGAAGATCTGGCCGATAAGATGAACGACCAGGTGGCGGACTGGAATGCTGGCTTCGACCAACTCCTCATGCTCATGGGTATGGAAGCCAAGACGCTTCAGGTGACCCTGCCGTCGCCAGAGCACTTTTATGGTGTAGCACTAAACTCCTTCGCCGCCTCCATCAACATGCCGGTGAAGATCCTGATCGGGATGCAGACCGGGGAGAGGGCGTCGAGCGAAGACGCCGACGAGTGGGCGCAGACCTGTATGTCCCGCCGGGCGAACATCACACACCCGAACATCATGGAGATGGTCAAGCGGCTCGTCCGATTTGGCATCCTGAAAGAGAGTGACTGGTTTATCGATCAGGCGGACCTGACAGAAGCCTCCATGGGCGAGAAGATCGACCGCGCCGTGAAGATGGCTGACGTGAACCAGAAGACTGGTACGACAGAGTGGGTGTTCACACCTGAGGATATCCGCACCACCGTCGGCTACGAGCCTCTTGGAGAGGATGCCAAGTACCGCGACGAGGTATCTGATGATGAGGCCAACGCGGCCGCAGGTGGAAACCCCACAAGCCAGGAGGATGCCGAATAATGTTCACAGCGAAGAATGACGGCGGCACCTACGTCGATGATGGTGGCAGGCTCCAGAGCGCGGTGCTGGGGATCAACAAGATGGAATCCACCGATCGCGCAGCGCTGGACGCGGCGAGCGGCGTCTACACGAACGCTGTGCAGTACAGCGGTGCAACGGCTGCTGGCCGCGGGGTAGCTATCATCTGCACCGTCGCCGGGAATGCAACGCTCACCTTCGCCGGTGGCGGATCTATGGTCATACCAGTGGCTGTAGGGTTCACCTCTCTCCCCTTCGCATGCACGAACGCTGTCCAGACATCGGGCACCATGACGCTCTACAAGCTGACCTGACGGGAGGCTGATATGCCGAACTTCATCGTTCCGCCGCCGGACCTGTCCGGTGTGGCGAAGGTTTCCGACATTCCGCAGAGCTTTGTTACCCAGAGCATCGTCACGATTGCTCAGTTGATGGCAGATTACCCAGCCGGCTCCGCCTTTCGCGGCAAGTATTGCCGGGTGTCCGATCTTTGGGGCGCCGTCGATGGCGTGATGCGCTGCGGCTACAACGGCCGGATCTACTATTGGGAGCCGACCACGCAGAACACGCTCATCGGTCAGGTGCCTGTGGCAGGGGATATGACGGTGCAGCCGCTCTCGTCCTTCCCGATCATCGAGCTCACCGGCTCCGTGCCTACGCTCACCACTCGCACCATCAATGCCGGGCTCGACTATGCCTGGCCCGGTGCGGTGAAGGAGTTCCGAGGGTCACTGACGTCACTGCTTGGAACGCTCAACATCATCGGCACTGGCATCGGCTCGACCATCGCCATGGCCCTTGGCGGCAACCGCCGCATCGCCTGTTACGACAATGGCACAGCGCTCGTCTGGCGCCAGCTGAACTGAAGGAAATCCCATGCCCCAAGTGCGTGTGAACGTCAGGACATTGGCGAACGTGAAGGCTGTCCGGAAGGAAAAGCGCAACGGTCGCGATGTGGTGATCGTGCCGAGCGCGACCCTTCCGGACAACATTGTCATGAACGGGGTGAAGTACCCAGCCGAGGAGATCGAGAAGAGCTACCACACGCTCAACCGCTCTCCGGCTCCGTATGGTCACCCGCTGATCAATGGCAAGTTCGTCTCTGCCCGCGATCCGGAAGGCCTCAACATCGGCTATATCGGCGCCTGGAACGAGAACGTCCGACGGGAG